TATGAAGCTCGTTAAACATATCCTCCGTTGCTTTCTTTTTAGTCATGTCGCATAAGGATACGATCTAGTTTCTCGTCTAACCTGTTCATGCCAGTATCAATCTTGGTCAACGCCCGTTCAAAGTCAACCTTAGCAACGTAGTTACTGATAATCCGTACTTCAAAGGTATCAATGCGTTGATCCATGCCGTTGATACGTTCATGGACACGGTTAATACGAGAGTGTATTCTGTTTGTTACAGCTGCAACTCCAGCAGTTAATGCTACAGCAGCGGAAAGTAACGCTTCAATCATGATTGTTGCATAGGACGAAAGGTCATGTACCAACCAGAACCTCTACCTTCTACTTCCCAGCGTGGTAGCCAGTTCTTCCAAGTATAACGTACATCTTTTCCGCCTTTGCCGATGGTTACATAACCACCGTTTACGTTATCCATTTCACCGTATGGATCATGGAAGATACCTTTGTTGTCATCTTCACCAATAAGAAGCATCCAATGACCACCACCTCTTGGTGCTGAGACGTGACCTTTATGGAGGATACCTGTTGCTACGGGGAAACCGCAGTTAAGTTCATTGAGAAGAGTATCTTTTGTACCTTTCTGGGAAAAGGTAGCAAGGACACCGTACTGCTTACAGGCTTTGAGATGGGCGGCGCATTCGGTTGTATCACCATATTTGAGAACAGTTCTCAGGTAATCATCATCTGCATTACTACCCAACAGTGCTCCAGGTAGGAGATACTTGATTGCCATAGCACACGTAGAGCTAAAGCACATTCGATCTCCGTGACCTGTTGCACTATCTGTTTGAGGGTAGTACTGCCTTACGTTAAGCAGTACCATGATGATTACTTCAGGGTATCTTTAATCTGTTCGATCTTGTCATCTTCTGTACGAAGAGGCTTCAGAGCGTTGATACCGTTAAGGATCAGTTGGACAATACCGTTGGACTTCAGTTTGGTAGCTCCAACAATCTCAGAGCCAAGAAACAGTCCGAAGAAAAGAAGAGCTTCGTAGGAGACTTTAATGCCAAGTATGGTAATCATAATTAGTAAGTGGGTAAGTGATTAGTTTGTAAGTTATGGGATAGCGGCTCCAATGTCGGACATGAGCGTGGTGACGCGAGCATCTAGGAGAGCGAGATCTAGGGATTCACCGATGGAGTAGAAAGAAATGCGGGTGTCGGTATAATTAACTATAGTACCGGTGCTTGTGGCCGTACCAAATATGCCGTAGTACCAGTTTTGTGATGGTGCCTGAGATGTTTTTATTCGGGTTGTACTTGTACCACCGTTTCTAGACACATAGTCCGCGCTGTTAGATCGAGAAAGACCACGTAGAGCGTTGGCTATAACGGCACCACTACCACCAGCAGGTGTTTGAGCGCGACATCGTTCCCTATCGTCAATAAAGTGCATTGATCCGACTGCATTTATAGATTGGGTTCCCATTAGGTAGTTACTACTTCCCACACCAGTAGGAAAAAACGAGATGTGGCAATTATCTTGTGAGTCATCAAAAATTCTGCGACTTGATACAAGAGCTTTACTGATACTATCTCCTTGTAATCCAAGTTCGCGGTCATAGTCTGCACTTACAAAAGGACCAATGTTTGTAGGTGATGGTGTTCCCTTGAGCGTCACAAGAGTACCTGCTACTGTCCTTGCACCAGCAAGTATGCAGGATTCTTTAATAGCATCCCAGATACCATCTGCCTTGCATCCTTTGATAAAAGTGTTGTACGCCATCCGGACAGCAGGTTCCAATGTCTGACCATCAGCAGCCTCTACTGCTAAAACATAAGCTGCTGCATCCGAGTCGTCGGGAAACACCTGAGTGTTAGGTAGCGTCACCTTCCCCGGATTGCCACTATACTCAGACGTTAGCGTCACCTTCCCTGGATTGCCACTATACCCAGACGCCCAGACCACCGTCATACATCACCTCCGTCCACAACCGGCTGTGGTTCAGCCCACACACCATCAGTGAACTCATAGACAATATCAGTCACCGGATCCGTCCATTGATCACCATTCACCCAATCAACACCGTCATTATCGGTGGGATAAACAACGACATAAGGGATCGCATCAGGTCCGGTATAAGCTGGGTTGCCACGTCCATCAACAAGGAAACGAGGTTCTACAGCACCAACAAAGTAAGGACCAACCTTGTACAACTCAGCACGTTGCCTTACGGTCTCTACAACACTTGCTGCAAAGTATTCTTCAGCCGTCGCAGCAGTTGTACTGCCTTGAACAATGCTGAACTCTGCTGCCAAAGCAGGCAGCAATTCATCGGGGATGTTAAGAGTAAATTGAGCCATGATAATAATCTCCTTCAGGATTTGATGATAGCGAAACCAATAACAATAGCTTCACTGAGTGAACCCGTTGTGATGTTTGTTACATTGATGCTGGCAGAACCAGCAGCAGCTTGAGCATTAAGTAAATAAGACCCAGCCGTACCACCACTAACGTGGTTCAAAACCAACAAATCATTCGCCCCGATCGAACTATTAGTAAGGGTAAAAGTGACTGTTGTATCGGCTGCCAAAGCATCAGTATTCATTTCGATGCGACCACACGGTGCATTAAGTGTTACACCAGTGCTTTTGTTATTTTGTTGAGTTTGAGTACCACCATTACCAGAGATATAACCAAAGGTTCCCTCAGTAGAACTATAACCAAGATTGCCACCACCACTGACACCAGCATTGTTGAACAAGACAGCACCGTTGCTGCCTTGAACAAGAGCTACAATACCAGTTGCATCAGGGAAGCTGATGTAACGATTAGCCGTAGCAGTGATGCTTTGAATCGTAGTGGTATAGGTGCCACCGCTGTCAAGGTTGATGTCGCCCTTATTGGTCAGGACGTTGCTGGTCTTGTTGTACGTCAGGTCAGCATCACCACCAAAGGCACCGCTGTCATTGAATTGAATCTGGGTGTTGCTACCCCCAGGGGATACAGCAACCCAGCTGTTGTCTCCACGAAGGAACGTGGTGGCAGAGGGCGTGCCAGTAGCCGACAGCTTGCTGATACCAACGACACCATTGTCAATAGCCCAAGCGGTTCCATTACTCGACACCGTAATGTCACCTTTATCGCCGTCTCCAATTCCACCACCAATAGCACCCCAAGCACCGTTAGCGTACCCTTCAAATTCGTTAGTGGACGTGTTGTAACGGAAGTAACCGTTGACAGGGGAAACATCCCGTTGACCAGTAGTACCCTTCGGAATAATGGCGGAACCTGTTGCAGCAGTCTTCTGCACACCACTAGAAGCAGCAGCAGGGATTGTTACAACTCCTGTTTTTTGATCAACCTCAAACGTATCGCCAACCTTAAACTTACCGTTCTGATCAGTACTAGACTGCCAAACGCGACCATTATCTAAGTTAACAACCTGTCTAGTATCATCCGCAACACCACCGTAATCAGGAAGAGCACGATAGTCCGTACCGGAACCTACATGTTCAAACGTATGACCACCAGTGCTAATAAGAGAACGAAGGAAGAACCTAACAGTAGTTCCATCAGTCAGCTCTGCAGTTAAACCAAGGTTAGTGCTGTAATCATTAGGATCAGGATTAGAAATGGTTACATCATAACCATCTCCATTGACATCACTACTAAGGATTGGGTAGATCGTACCACCAGTACCATCGGCATTACCACCAATCTGAACAAGCATGGTATCCACTGGACGTGGATTAGTTTGATCACCATGCCACGAAGAATCGGGTGTAGTATCAGAGATGGTAAACGTAGTAGCTCCAGCAAGAGCAGTACCGTCAGCAGTAGCAGTGAAGATATTGGTAGGACTCTTACCATCAGCAATCAATCCATACTCACCGAAGTCAGTGGTACAATTGCTTAGGTTAAGTTGTCCACCATTCAACGCCTTACCGTGGTAGCGGCAGAACGTACCAAAGAAGCTAACAAGTTGTGCATAACCATTGTTCGTACACAATACACCAGGACCATTAAGAAGGATCTGGGTGAACGAATCCACCACCATGCTTCTCAGTGGACTGTTAGAGGCAGGAACACTACCATCAATCAACAAACCACCGCCAGTAGGACCAGAGGTTTGGTCACCACCAAGGGCGTCTAGAGGAAGATCAGTTTGATCATACGGAACAGAGTTGTCTATGTTAGAGTCTGCAAAATTAGTGCAGTTCTGAATATAGGGACTCTTTCTAATGAAGGCATTGTTATAGAAAGCAACAGCCCAACCCTGATTATCAGGAAGACCGTAGGTGACTCCAGGATCAAGAGCATTATCACCAACCGTACCACTTGCCTTAAGACCAACAAAGGTCATGTTGGCAAGCAGTGTACCGCTGTTAACTTCAAACATTGTGTTTGTCTCGGTAGCCGGTGTAGGCCGTACGAAACAACTACGAAGAGCAGTACCTACAATGGATACGTTCTCTCGTTCGATTTGAATAGGTAGAGTCTCTTGGTAAACACCAGGCGAAACAAGCACAAGGCTTCCATCAGCACCATCCGTATTGATTAGCTCAACAGCGCGTTTGATAGACTTAAGTGGAGTCTGAGGGAGAAAACCCTTATTATCAACTGCATCACTACCATTGATAGCATCTACATATCGAGTAATAGTATTCGTTGCTGGTGAAAATGGTTGACCAACTGCAACAATCCTAAAGCCAGATCCATCATAGATCTTGAATTGTTGATTACCTGTACTAATATCTAACCAACCTTTACCAGCATTTAGGTTAGTTGTTGGTTGAGTAGTTGAGACTTCAATAAAGTGCCGTTCATCAATAGCTGCTGTAGTAGCAATCGTTGCATCAGTAGCTACCCACGTACCACCACTAGCAGTAGAGTAAATAGTCTCATCAGTAACGTTCCACGTAGTTGTGTCAACGTAGTTCTTGGTGGCAGCATCCTGAGAGCTGGTGGGCTCACCCATGTTGTTGATTTGGTTACCACCCATGTCGATGTCATCCGGCAGGACAGCATCATAAAGAGGTACAGTTTGACTTCTCCATTCCTCAACAGAGAATCTCATCTGATCATTAGTTTTGTTTAGATCCTGGGCTCTAATAGCAGATCCAGCAAAGAAGGTAACAATAGGTTTAGATACATCGGTACTACGATAAATCAGAATATCGGCACCATTTGGTGGAGCTGTATCAAATTGAATCGTTGTAGCGTTGGCAAATGTGTAAGCAGATGTTTCACTGCCGTTAATGCGAGCTTTAACGTCAGTTTCGTCTAAATATTCAAATGTAATGGAATAGAGAGTTTGACTCCCATTCCCTGTATAAGTGTTTAAAGTAGCCATTTACGCTAAGATAAAGAGAATGGGGTGGATTAGACTATTTATTTTGCCATTCAAGAATGGAAACACCACGCTGCTGATATGCTTTATCAAGACCTTGTTCGTACTGACGACGCATCACCTCATCACGGTTGCTCAGCTGTACTTCAGCCAAACGCTTAGCACGGTCAAGAGCAACGTCAATCTGACGATACAGGTTCATCCATTGGTTAGGATCAACACGGGAATTGTTACCACGTTCAGTCTTAAGGGAATCACGCCAAGCTTGGGCATCAGTACCTTGCATGATGCGTTGCAGTTCACGCTTAAAGTAACCTTGCTGACCCATCAAGGAGAACAACTCAGAACGCTCTTTAGGAGTGTACTCAACACCTTTGGTACTCTTGTTGAAGCTAGGACGTGAATCATACTCAATATCCAGAAGGAACTGACGTTCAGCCGATTGTCCTTCGTACACCTTCATAGGAGACACAGCATTCCATGCCCGTACAAAGAAGTTCTCAGGATAACCAACTTTAGTACCGTCAATCCAGTCATGCTTATTAGGCAGTGCACCTTTGGGATCAATCGTATCCAGGAACTTGTTACGGTTACGGAGGAGTTGAGTGAACTCCATATCCAACTCACGCAGAGAAGGTGCCATAAGGCGACCCAGTTCATTACGTGCACCAGATAGAGGAGCAAGAGAAGAAGCAAAAGAAGCTGCCCAACGATTCAATGCAGCAGGGTCACCACGAAGAACATCGTTCATAGGTTCAAGACCAGCAAGCATAGATTTGTTGGTTACATTAGCAACTAAGATAAAACCAAGTTTATTGATAGTAGTTTCAAGGTCGTTCTCTGTGACGGAATCAAAGTTATCCATCACATCAGCAGTCAAAGCCAAGAAGTCAGAGATAGGACCCAGACCATCATAGCTATACCATTTACCGTCCCAACCTTTATAAGTACGAGGTTTCCAACCAAGCTCACCACGAACCTTTTGACGCTCTTTGTCATAGTGACCGTTGCCACGCAGACCACCGTTAAGGAACATAGCAGAAGCAGCCATCATAGTGATGGTGCCAACAGCTTTACGTCCACGGATCTCAGCACGAAGAGTGTTGAAGGTA